TGCCATGATATAGTCCTTAAAGAATTTGGAGCGGTGCCACTGCTATGCTCAGGTAATACAAGAGGGTGTCTTATATCGTGCTATCACTCACCGCATGAAACAATTATAACATTATATAGGTTGATTGTCAATGGTTATTTGTGGTATATTTTTCCAAGCAATGGGTTCTGGACTTAAAGGTGCATCCGGATTACGAACATCAGCAAAAACTTCCCACAATTTTTCTTCTATTGCAAATTTGGTAAATAATCCTGTTGATAAACCGTGCGCTTCTATTTCCCATGGTTCATCATAATAATCTATATTTTCGGTAATTCTTTGGCCTCTCCAACGAGTACCATATTCATTCATTTCATTATAGGCATATTGTTTGATGTGTACCATCTCATGAGCCAATGTTTCCAATATATCATGTGAACCTATAATTGGATTTAATTCTATTTGAAATTCTCTAGGTTTATTACTTTCATTATAATTTAAAACATCTGCGTAACCTAGAGCATCCAGTTTAGGATCAAACTTGATTTGAACATAGATATTTTCCAACATTTTTGGTGTCATTAGTTGTTCAGCATAAAAAATAGCCGCACGCTTTACAAACGGCCGAAAGCGTTTCTTATCGGGACAACCGATTATACTGAGCTGCATTTGAGGTTTCTCCTGTGAAAACCGATACTTCTCAAATATTTAGGTACTATCTACTTTTCACCAGGTGAAATTTGTTCTACTGATATACCACAATGATTTAAGAAGTCTATGCCGATGGTATCTCGATACGAATTACGGTAATATACCTTTTTAATACCAGTGGCATAGACTTGTTTTGCACAATGAATACATGGAGCATGGGTCAGGAACATGGTGGAACCGTCTCCAGATTCACTACTCTTGGCTAGTTTAGCGATGGCATTAGCCTCTGCATGAATGACTTCATCCTTGGTTTTGGTGATAGTTTCACCATCTTCTAGGTATTCTACCACTTCTTCACATTCATTGGTCCAACCAGCAGGCATACCATTATAACCGATACTAATAATTCGGTCATCTTTTACTACGATGGCACCAACCTTTAATCGTTTGGCACTGGATAGTTTGGCAAATCTTTCTGCCACATCCATGTAAGCGTCAATGAATTTTTGTTTCACTACCAAGAACCGTTATCAAACCATATACGAATTGTAACGGGTAATAGTTCTAAAACAAACGCATCAGTTTCCCAAACTTCATTTGTTTTATTATATGCACAATGTAATCTCCAATGAAACGGATTTAACTTTAATGTAATATTACAACCTGAATATTTTAACCAGTTCATTTTAAAATTTCTGCCGTAGGTTCTGGAATGCCAAATTGACTACGAAGATATTTGTCTTTTAACATTTCCGGAATGATTGTGTGTGGTTCTTCTAAAATGAAAGGACAAGGGCTACCCCATTTATTAGTGGCCAAAAAGGATTTGAATATTTTTACATCTTTTTCATTTTTTGGATCAAATTTTCTTTTTTGATTTTGCATCAATTGGTAATTTGTAAGAATGGTCATTTTACATATTCCACATTGTCTTTACGGAGATAGTGAATCACCTGGTTTTCATTTTTACTGGATGACTTCACCACAGGAATAAAAGTAATACCTTCAATCTCTTTGGTTTCCCAATTTGAATAGGTGTAATAGATGTCCGAGTTCGTTTTTGAACGAACCTTTTTGAGAATGGCTTTACCACCAGTGGTACTGGCAATATAACCTGGTCTTAGATTTTTTTTCATGATATAATTATAACTCAAAATAGGGGGTCTGTCAAGAGCCCCCTATATGTTTACCGACTTTTTGGATAATTCAACTGTTCCCATTCCTCATCGGTTACGGGCCACCAGTTCATTATTCACTCTTTTCTTTAATGGCAATTCTTTTAATGGTATCTTGAGCCTGCACAAGATTTTCTAACCATACTTTTAACATACCATTTACCATTTCTGCCTGACCAATTTCAATTTTGTCAGCCAATGTAAATGAACGTGTAAAGTTGCGGTTAGCGATTCCTTTAAAGAGGAAATTTTCTTCTTCTTTAAGTTCATCTTCTTTTGCAGAGCCTTTAATGACCAATTTATTACCTTCAAGAGTTACTTCAATATCAGACTTGGCAAAACCAGCAACTGCCAATTCAATGACATATTTGTTCTTGCTTACTTGTTTGATATTGTATGGAGGATACGATGGTACATTCTTGGTTACATTTTTGGTAACTTCTTCAATGTCTTTGAAGAATTTATCGTAGCCAACGGTGAATGGATCCAGCGTTTTGTGAAAGTCAAATAGACTTGGTAATAGACTTGTAGTCATGTGTAATGCTCCTTAGTTAAGCGAGTTAATCAAAAATTGCGGTCTCATTGAGCACCGCACCATTAGTATACTATTATTTATACAACTTGTCAATAGTCCTGTATTTTCTTACCAATATTATATTTTGGTACTAATTGCCAGTCATCCTTCTCTTTATGAGAAAGGATCTTAATCTGGCTGAGGAATATTGGTGGTGGGTTTTCAATCTGTTGTTTCCGAACAACAGTTACCAGACCCCAATCAGCCAATAACTTTACTATGGCATTCCTACGGGACAAGTCATTTTCGGTAATATCAGTTGGTTTACCATCTAAGGCAAACAACTCTTTGAAGTGGACAATATAGTATTGGCCTCTTTTGTGTAGTATATGACACGATTGGAATAAGGTTTGGTCTTTTTTTGAAGCCACTCCAATGCGTGTAAGTGTTTCACGGACTTTGAGAAAATCATCATTCTCATTCAAAGTCACCTCAACTAAATCAGTAATGTTAATCATATTCCGCCTTTATCTGTTCTTCTTTTTATCTCAGCGATTTGGTCATCATTAAGAATTCGTAAAGCTTCTTTAGCCTTCTGGTTAGAATAACCGAAGTAGGTCTTTACGCAATCTATGTTCTTATCGGTCTCTGATTTCTGCCACGGTTGAAATTTCCGTTTCATTGACCTGATGGTATTTAGAAGATATTGATATTGAAGGTCTTTTTCCAACTCTGGATGAAGGTTCATCTCGTTGGCATATAGAACACAATCCATATGATATGACAAGGCACGGTTGACCACAAAAGGAGTATAGTCTTTTGCATCAATGTCATCGTGTATTACGGACTTCTTAGTTTGAAGTATTGAGGGAATAATCTCTTTGAACAAATCAGGCATATCAATATCCCGATACGGTATACTTTTGTAATTCAGCCATTTCTTGTTCAGTCATTTTTCTAACTGGCTTTAAAGCTTCTTGTTCTCTATCAATTAGAATCATATTACGACCATCTTTGGTTGTATAGTTTCTTGTCTTAAAATTTTTGGGTTCTACTCTAAAAATCCAGCCAGCCCATTTATCAGAATGTCTTGGTGCAGGAACAGAAACAAAATAAAGAACATCAACTGATCTACATTTGTTTAATTGATTTGGTTTAAATGTAAAGGCATTTTGCATGATAAAAGGCACTTGAGTTTTAACTTCAACTTTTTTATTATCAACCAACAAATCTTTTTCTGAGTCAAATTTATCAACAGAACTTTTGATTCTACAACCTTCTTCACTCAACATATTGATAATGATTTTTTCTCCGGCTAAACCGAGTTCATTCATCATTTCTTCTTTGGTCATGTTTTTCATTTGAACTCACAATCTACCATGATTTCAGTTAAACAAGCAATGAGATTGATTTCAGAGTCAGCAACAAAGGCTGCTTGATATTGATACTTAGCAAGAATTAAAACCAACTGTGGAACAGATTGTGGTTTTAGAGATTCATATAAACTGTCGTATAGTTTACGGAAGATTCTGGCTGGGTCATTGTCAAGATTGTTCGTAACCCATTTCCTGGCGGAGGCGAAGTCTTTTTCTTTGAGGGCTCGAAGTAAATCAGCAAGTTGTATATCACTAACGCTAGCAAGAATACCTTTGTCAATTGTACCAGCAACCGAATATCGTTGAAGTTCGTTAAGAATTCTACGATTGTCTGGAAAGTGTTTTGTGATAACAGCTGCGACCACTTCTTTATCGTATGTAACTCCTTCTTGTGAAAGGATGTTTTCAACTCTTTTAAAGAATTGTGCAGCCAGTTTTGGTTTAGAACCGTTGATTTTAAAATCGATAACGGAACACCGAGAGTGTATTGGATCGATAATACGGTTTTTGAAATTGCAAGTGAAAATGAATGAACAGTTTGATGCAAATTCTTCAATGGCTCCCCGTAGAGCAGGTTGAGTTGAATTTGGATTGAGATAATCAGCCTCATCAATGATGACAACTTTTCTGCCACCCATAAGAGAAACTGATGAAGCATAGTTTTTAATTTTGTTACGAAGGACATCAATGCCAGACTCGTCAGAGCCATTGATGATAATGTAATCGCAACCAACCTCATTACACAATGCTTTAGCAACTGTTGTTTTTCCAACACCTGCCGTACCAGATAAAAGAAGATTTGGTATCTCCTTTCTCTTGACGAACTCCTGAAAAGTTTCCTTGATGCCATCTGGTAGAATACAATCTTCTATTCTAGCTGGTCGATACTTTTCGACCCATAATAAATGTTCCATTTCA